CCTCACCGCTTTTTGCTTTGGCGTATAAATCATCATCGTCAATTTTCATGCTTACAACCCAACTCCCTTCAGGTAAATTTAAACCATAAACAGCTGACTTATCTTGTTTAGAATCTTCAACGATCCATGACTCAACTATCGTTGTTCCTTTGATAGGTTGTTTATGCTCGTATGTTGCGTTCTTGTGATTTGAACGCTTAAAGAATAACTCTGAAGCTTTCCTTACCGTATCCTTGCTAAAGTATATGTAATACTCATCTCCTGTCTTATCGTTTTTTCGGTAGATTTGTTTATTAGGAATTAAGGCAGCGCCCATGAGCAACCGCTTTTCCTTATCTACTTCCGCAAGCATTACCTCTTGCTTATTCAAGGCAATAAAGTTCTCCTCTATCGCTGGTGTTTCGACAAGACTCACAGCCTCTATACCGCTGTTCTCGTCTTTCTCGTCAATGATTAATTCTACAATTCTCATATTCATATAACCTCCGTTTTTTTAAAGTGTTGCATTTTGTACTCTATTTCTGTCTAATGCCTGAGCTGTGGTTACATCTCCGCTGACCACAAAGGCTTGCGTTGGCTGTTGCTGTAATTGTGCGAGCTGATTTACTCCGCTGTCTCCGACTACGTTAAACTCAGGGGCGCCTCCTCCTCCAATTCCGCTTGGGCTTGGGTTGTCAACTGTTCCTCCTGGAGATTCAAATTTAGTAGCAGCAATTGTTGCAATATTTGCAGCCGATGTTGCCGCAGCAAATGCAAGCGAAGCAATACCAGCTGGATTCGGTACAGGTCCAATAGCCACAGGCGACTGAGCTAAAGAAGCCGTTATTGCTTTTCCAGCATCAATGATTGCGCCTCCTAATTGCAAAGCCTTATTAAACTTAAATTGTTTTTTTGCAAGCGCTTCCTCTTCCTTGCTTCCTTTTTCCAACTTAGACATTTTATTTGCAAAAACAGCATCTCCTAATGCTTGCACGGCAGCTGCTCCTTTCTCAGCCATTTCCAAGCCTTCTTCAATTCCCTCAAATACTTTTTCTCTGTCTTCTTTTCTTTGCTTTTCTTCGTCTTCATAAAACTGCATTGTTATTTTTCCCATTGCAGCATACTTATTAAAAGTAGTTTCTACTTCTTTGTTTGCAGTTAATTCAGCAACATTTATGCTTTCTACACCAAATTCTTTTTCTGCCTCTAAGTCTTTTTGCCTAAATTCATTCCTTATGTCATTCTCAGCCTCTTGTTGTTGGAATAAAAATAATTCAATCAAGCGCTTACGTTCTAAAGCATTTATTTCCGTGTTTTTCTTTGTGTCTTCAATTAGGCGATCAAATTTTACTTTGTTGAGCTTAAGTTCTTGATTAATGCCCTCTTCCATTATTTCAATTTCAAGGTCTTCAATTTGCCTTGCTACAGATAAACGTTTATCTTGAAACTTTTTCCAATTTTCATATTTTGTTTTTTCATGTTGAGCATCAAGGATTTCCATTTTATCGAATCCATCGGACTGTATCTTTCTTAAGCCTTTTATTTGCTCTACAAGTAATAACTGTTCTTTTTTATTTGCAGCAATCTTTGCATCTAATATTTTTTTTAATCTTTTTTCTTCTATTTTTTGCGCCTTTGTTGGATCTAAACCAAAAGCCATAGTTTCGCTATTAAACTGCTTAAATAATTCTTTATTTTCTTCTGTTATTTTACGATATGCCTCTTGCGTTGCCTTGCCTCTTTTTTGTATAGATTCCATAAACTCAAGCGCAACTTGCCTTTCTGCTTGCGCCGAAGACTTCCCTTGTGCTTGTAATACCTTTATGCGTTGTTCACGCGCTGCTGCTTCATTATCTTCAAGTTTGTTTAATTCATCAAGCTGCTTTCTTCTGGATGCCAATTCATCTTGATACCGCAACATTTCTGCATCGTGCCTTTTTTGCCTTGCCTCTTCTGCTTTCTTTTCTTGCTCTTCAAGTTTTTCTAAAGCTATCATCAAAGCTGCTACTGCCGTCAAAACAACTCCGATACCTGTCAATGCAAAAGCCTTAGAGGCAGTTGTCATCCCTTTAAAAGCTTTTATTGCAACACCTCCAAATTGCTTAAATACTGGTATTGATTCGCGAATACCTTGAACCCCTTGCTGTATTGCTAATGCTGACTGCACCTTTAACAATGTTTCTTCAAGCGCTTCTGACTCTACTCCAACTAAACCCATTACTCCCTGGATAGCTGCAAAGCCACTGGTCGCTCCTGTTAATGCTCCTCCAAGCTTTTGATCTAAAGTCGTTGCTGCTGAATCAACTACTAAGTCGGTTTGTATTTGTACCTTTCTATATTGACCTACCTTTTCAAGTAACCCCTGATATTCTCGACTCGTTGTATCGCCAGCAAGCGCAAGTTCGTAAAGTCGATCCTCAGCCTCACCCATTCTTGCTGTAAGCGGTTGAATATCTCCGTTAGCCTCCTCAAAAGTTTTATTTAAACCCTCTAAAGAATCATTTGCTACTTCGGTTGCTTTGCCTAAGTCTTTAAATTCTTCTGTCGCCTCGTCAACACCTTTAGTTTTTACATTGACATTTATTGACTTGTTTACCATAGCTCTTTAATTTTTTTGAGATGTTCTGAATTAGTTTTTTTGAGAATTTGCATCCTCTTTTTCTGCTTGAATATTCCCTTTATCCCTTTCTCTAAATTGTATAAACCTTTTGCAACCTGGACGTCATGGTTGCCCTCGTAGAAATCGTCTATTTGTAGTAAGTCTATTATGTTCTTTAACATTATGGTTGTTGTTGTATAAATATTTGATTTGCTACTGTTGTGCCATCTGCATAAGTATAGGTAACCGTAATTGTAAAAATATTTACAATACCTTGTTCCGTTCTAAGTTGCGTAAAATCCTCATCGCATATATTGTTAGAGTCTGCTTCCGTTATAATAAGCTGCTTTACATTTGCGTTTACAGGAATACAAACTTGTATTATTCCATCCGATGTCAATGAGCTTGGAGTAATTGTTACACCAGCATCGCTTGTTGTTATGGCTGCGCTTACAGCTCCGTTAGGAAATAATATCTTTACATCTACGCATTGGCTTGCTAAGCTTGGAAAAAGTGGCTCTATTGGAACATTCCCTCCATCGCTAATGACAGGAGTAAAATCATTTAACAAAGTAAAGCTAACCTCTCCGCTTGTTAGGTTGGACTTCATGTCATTTATAACGTATCTTTTATCCCTAATAATTACACGGTCATTTAGCTTTAGATTTGTAAGCAAGCTAATTGGCAGAATCGTCTTTACGCTTGTTTCTCTATTCTTTAGATTAAAAAGATTGCTTAGATATCCTTGATAATAAACGCTAAATAAAGTATTTGGAACAGTCGCATCCAGGAGCGTGCTAATGTCGGCATGAAAGTTTAAAGTGTAATTTAAATTAGTATCAAGTAAATCTTGCCCGAAAGGAACGTATTGACTTTGCGCTGTATGCGATCCAGTATTAAAGCTATAAGCTGCTGCAAGTTGGTCGTACTTATACATAACAATAGGTTTAGGGGTATACCTATTCCCATCTTGATTTAATGTTTCGCCTATTTGCAAAGTTGTTCCTGAAAACTTTTGCATCATAAAATTTTCAAATGGTAGTTGTACTTTAAAATCGCCTCCGTCGTATTCAAATGATTCGCTTGTGTTTCCGTATCCTCTGCCTGTTAAGTTTTTAAATATTGTATTCGTTGCGCTTTCGCTTTCTTGGTACTTAAATTCTATGTTTTTAAAAAGCTTTACCCTGTCTATGTTTATGCTTTCTATATCTGTATATTGCGTTATGTCTACAATAGCTCCTTTTGCATACCAATCATTTAAAGGTTCTATTTCATAAACATTTGCAGACGTTGCATAGCATGTTAAATTAAACATTTGTAAAATTCCTTTGAAAAAACTTTCTACTGTCATATCAGGCAAGTATCCAGATACTCCAAAAACGCTCAGCAAGCTAAATTGATTTGAATTGCCATAAAATAGGTTGCTCAATTCAATCTCATTTGATCCGTTAAATATTGTTGCCTCTTGCTGATAGCTTATAGAGACGTTAATGTTCATTGCTGCTTGCCCTCTGACCTTAAAAGTATATTGCCTATTTAGAGAAGTAATGCTTCCGATATCCTCTGCAATAAAATAACTATTATTTGCTGTACCCTCTATAACTTGGACGAGCTGACCATTTGCAAAAACATCTAAATAATATATATCTGAGGAAGTTGTAAATACTGTTGCCCCTACTCTAACAAAATAATCTGTTACAAAGTATCCGCTTGGAATGTTTGGAAAGGCTGTAGCAAAAGGTTGGTGCACATAACTAAGCGTGTTTAATGTTGTATCAAAATAGTCGCTTGCATTTAAAGCTTGGTTGTAATTGTTACCTCCATTATAAGCCAAATTAAAACTAACCTCTTGTCGCTTACTGCTAAAGACAAACTGATTTTCATTTTGACAAAATAAATAAGCATTTTTAAATTGCTTGCTTTCTAAAAAAGTACCGTTAAAAGTGATACCGTATTTTGTTTGCATTCCCGAAAATATTGTATCTATTTTAATTGCTGGGAAAAGTTCGTCAAAGTGTATTGCGCCTGTTCCTGTACTTGGCTTTATATCCGTGCTTCCTCCATCTCCATAGGTTAAGTTTCTGCTTACAACTAAAGGGAACCTAATGTCATAATCTGTTGTGCCATCTATTATTCTATTTTTTACTTCGGTTGCATTGTAAGTAAAATCGGTTGAAGTCAATTTAATATCAACAAGCTTGTCATTGCTAAATTTATCTTTTAAGCTTACAACATCTCCATAAAAAGTAATTTGATAGCTGTACGCTTGGTTGTTTTTTACTTCCGCTTTTTCAAGGCTTATTTTTCCTGTTCTGAAAGGAGTTAAATCTATTTCAATATTTCCATCTCTCCTTATGTTAAAGTCCAGGGTGCTGTCAATATCGTTTTGGTAAAAGTGTTGGAATATAGCATTGTTACTTGGGCTTGCTGGAACGCTAAAACTTTGGCTAAAGTCCGTAAACACCTTGCTAATGTCTTGCACGTTTTGTTGGCTTGATGTTACGCTGATTGTTTCGTCATCAAATAAATCTAACCTTTGCCCCTCTATGTAAACTTGTACCGTTCTCATTATACTACATTTGAAATAACATCGTAAGCAAAGTCAAAACTAAGCGTGTAATTTATTGTACCCTCATTAATTCCTTTGCGCTTAAGCAAGCTTGAATCCTTAACAGTTACAGGAGTATATGCCGCAGCAAATAAACCATCCTTTTGCTCAGGATCGAACAGCATGACTTTTTCGCTTAGAAGCATCTCTTGTATATACTCTCCGTATAAATCATTTACAAAACCTGTATTTAGTTTAATTGATTCTTTTCCGTTTTTATTGAACTCTCTTATTTGACCTTGATTCGTTGGAACATAAGGTAAAACGCTTGGGTTCACTTTGTAGTTATCTGCCTTTACTTCTATGTTTCGTGTTTTGGCTTTTTGAAAAAATATTCTTGACCAAGAACCGTAACGATTAACAAAGTCAACCGCAACAGGAGAATACTTAGGCTCGCATTGCGGCTTGAAAGTTCCTGTCCACCTTACTGATGTTCCTCCCCCTAAATACTCAACTTTATTTCCTTTGGCTAAATTTGGCAAATATACTCGGCTGAATGTTTTTATGCCAGCAGATGTTGCCGTTATATTTTGAACTGAGCCAGTTGATAAATTAGTATATCTTATTACGTCATTGACCGCAAGCTCAACGTCAAAGCTTCCAGCCATATTCACAACCGCTGTTGTAAGCTGAGAGGAATCGTGATTGTAAAAATAAGTTCCCTCAGATAAAAACACGGTGCTACTGATTGTATTAAAACCCTCCATAAAATAGTTGTACCCATCCATGAAATCCAATTCGCTGCTTGTATCTAAAATTGAATAAGTGCCATTTGTTAGCTTCTTATATGTTTTAAAAAGCACGTTGACCTTTGTGCTTGGGCTGATATCTAAGTCATACGAATTGTAAACATTCTGCCAATTAGTAAACGTAAAATACTCGCGAACATAAGGCGAGATATTATAATACATCTTTAAATTGTTTGATGCTGGAATTAATTTACTCAACGTATATTGAGGATCTGGTGGTTGGCTTCCTGTTGTCCATAAGAACAGTTCAACCTTTGAGCCTGTTACTCCTGATACCCCTGTTAAATCTACTGGTATATTGTATGGCGATCTTGCTACATTCATTTGCTTAATCTTTTAAAATTTTCTTTTGTTATTTGGTCGAATAGTTTTTCCATGTCAAGACCGTATTTATCTACTAATTCATCAGGCAACCTTTTGAAATACTTCTCAAATGGCTTTGTAAAAAATAGCGTTGGTTTTATTCCTTTGTTAAATATGCTTCGAGCTATCAAAAAATTAAGGCTCTTTCTCTTTATGAATTTGCCTTGCTTATCTCTTGGCGCTATGCCTTTTCTTATTGTCCATTTATCAAATGCGCTTGGTGGCGGCATTCCTTTTAATCCTCGTTTACCGC